GATTACCAACAATAACATCAAACTTCATATCGATATCTTCCTTCAAAAAATTACCTATCTTATATGTACCGACCAGACCATTTTTATTTATTACATAGTTAAGGGCTAGTTGTCCATCAGCATAACCATAGCATGTTTTTTTGATTTTGTCAAGTGATAATCCTGCTTCTCGCTTTCGACGTTCTATCTCTTTCATGAACTGACCACCACCCATAGAAGGATCTAGTACTTTTCCATGGATGAGCTTGTTTTGTGGAATCTTGTCCAGAATCTCATTGACAAGATCATCATATTCAGCCTTGAGTCGAAGTAGCATATTACTAGTTCACCAGCTTATGAAGTTGCAGTTCCACGAAATCCTTGTTGATAACTTCTTTCACAAATAGTTCATGAACAAGACTGATATCAACACCAGTTTCATTGAAGTATTCCTGAGACATATTGCTAGATTTCATGGCCTTTTTTAGTGCTTTCATGATATTTCTTTCTTCCGTTCCCAGAATGATAACATCGATGCTTTCGACAATGCTAGCAATGACTTTACGCGCCTTAGCCAGTAATTTAGCACTAGTTGGAGTAATATTTTCATTACTGTGATGCTTCTTGTTTTTCAGACCAGTCTTACCCATCATCGTCGCTTCAACTTTAGTCGATTGGAATGATTCGAAATTACCTCTGGCCAACGCTTCTATCTGCTCACTATTCAGATGATTCAAGTTAGCAACTTGACCTGTAACGCTAGCAATACTATTCCGCGCAATTACTTGTTCCAGATAAGTGTCGCGGTCGATCTTAACAGCACCATTTTCAGCACATGCAAAGATATCGATAGTGCGAAGCACATCTTGCAGGGCCCGGGGTGCTGATGGAATCTTACGCGAGTTCTTGTAGTTGATCGCTGTTTCCAGAATGATAGAATCGAATTTGTCATCGCGATTAGGATCGAACGACAAGGAGATGATACGACCAATCTTGCCCTTGATTTGAGGAGTCAGTGCGCGACTAATCTTTTGAATAGTAGAGCCAATCTCACCCGAATCATAGGCTAGATAGATTTCCGTGATATCAGGAACCGAGAAGGATCTTTGTCCCAATCGTGCTGTTACAATGAGAACGCCTCTATTTTCCATTTGTGCTTTCTCAATCTGTTCCTTGACCCACTTTTCACTCTTTGCATTATCAGTCTCTTCACCATACAATCGAATGATTTTCATGTTGGGAAGAGCCTCTTGAATATAATTACAAGCTTGATCGAAGTTTTTGTTGGTGATAGAGCCGGGCAACCAAAACATGGCTACCCGCTTATTGTTGGATGAATTTGTTTGAATATCAATATTCAGTTCATCAAATCCACCTCGACCGGAGAAGATGGCAGGCATCATCGCTGTGATGAATCCCTTAGCCTTGATAGGATTCGCAGCAACCTTGGACCATGATGGAAGATTGTCGGTGCCATCATCAAACAGGTCTGGTTCGGTCTTCATTGTCTTTTCGACAAGACGCTTCAGATTCATCTGATAAAATGAAATATCGCAGACTAGATCATGTCTGTCAGAATTGATGAGAAAGTTCTTGAGAGTTGTTGTATATTTCTTTTGAGGATTATTCTTCTCCATCACCAATTCAGGATAGACAACAGAAACCAGATGATCGATATCCCAATATCTGATAGCACGTTCTGCATTGGTACCTGTCATGAGAATACACATATCGTTTGACTTCATAGCCCATTTGAGAGGCAATGCTTGATTCGACTTATGCGCGCCATAGTCAGCCTCATCGACAACGACCAATCGATTTACTTTCTTGTTGAATAGAAAGTCAATCTTGGATTGTCGGCGACTACCGTTGCACAAGGACACAAACACGACAGCTTGCTTGCCTTCCTTAAGAGCCGCATTCACTTGATCCTTCCAGTCGAAATCTTCGGTGTTGATAAGCACCATGTTTCGAAATTGTTTATATCCAGAGAAGTCATTTCTGAACGAGGAGAAGGATGTTAGCACATAAGACGCGACTATAGTGAGCGGAATATTCATCTCACTAATAATCGCGCCAATTGCCATAGTCTTGCCAAATCTAGCGCAGAGATCGGCTAAAATAAACTGCTTCCCATTCCGGAATGCATCGATTATGTTTTCAACACCATGCGCCTGCCATGCCGCAAGACCAACGTTGGGAAGAGGAAGATTGTAGTTTGTAAAAAATTTATCAATACGAAGCTTGACATCTTGAGGAGAAAGACTATGAACTTCACCAGTATTGCCTTTTCGATGACCAATATTCTTGCGTATATGATCATCTACTCGTGCATGTTTATAAAATAAACCATTCTTCTTGGCATATTCGGTGCAATCCCAATAATGGAACAACTGAATCTCAGGTTCCTCACCATTTGGACCTGATTTGCAAAGATCCTTGCGAACACCTACAGATTCCTTTATTCGATCCCAGATCGCATTATTAACATCTTTTCCAGTATTAATCCAGACCTCACCAAACTTACATTCTTTTGGCTTACTACGCTCGTGCCAAAGATAACAGATAAGCCTATCATGATTGGCGATATTGTTATTCATATCGAGTTTTCCGATTTGTTTAGTTATAACTGTATTATAGCTGATTTCTATTGGAATGTCAAGCTTTTTATAACAATCAATTCCATTCCGATACAGAATATCGCATAAGATTATTGCATTGTTCTTTTGTTATGGAAAATATTTCTTCCATACCTTCTTGTTCGATAGGAATAAGAATCATATTTCTATTATCTCTTGTAACATAATTTTTATAAATCATTTTTTTAGATTCTATACGATATACTTTTCCTTCTGACCAATGTGATTTTTTCTTATTAGGAACAGATACGAAAAAAACAAAATCAACATTTTTACATTTTCGTAACTGATTGTCTTTGATCGTAAAGGCATTCTTAAAGACAAATGGAACCTGAGTTTTGACTTCTATCTTTTTTCCATTGACAATCATGTCTTTTTCAGAATCATATTGATCTGTTGAGATGATAACTTTATTGTTATTTTCTATAAGCCAATTAGCGACTATAGCTTCACCAGCTTTTCCCATAGAATTCTTAGATGATTCTTTGCTCAATTTTTTATAATATGTCATTTGTTATTCTTCCATTATTTACATTGACAGTCAATCATGATTTCAGTCAAACATGCTACGATGTTTATTTCTTGATCAACAACAAACGCAGATTGATACTGATATTTTGCTATGATCAAAATAGCTTGGGCTATGCTTTCTGGTGTTAAAAACTGATATAAAGAATCATATATCTTTCTGTAAATCATACTTGGATCTACGTCTTTATTTTCAGCAACCCATAATCGCATGGCACTGAAATCATTATTTCTTAGATGTGAAATAAGATCATCTACATTTTGAACATTGTTGAGAATAGATAAAACTGCAACATCAATATTACCAATTTTGGAATATCTTTGAAGCTCGTTAATCGTTCTTCTATAATCTGGAAAATAAAACTTGATGATTTTAACCAGAACAGTATCATCATACTTCACTCGTTCAGCATCAAGAATAGACTGAATCTTTTTGAAGAAGAGTGCTTGCATCTTTGTGACTTCAGCTGAACTAAGTGCGAAGTCGATAACAGAGCATCTTGAATGGATAGCTTCAATCAACTTGAGCTTGAAGTTACATGTAAAGATGAATGAGCAGTTAGAAGCAAACTCTTCTATAATACCGCGAAGACCAGCTTGAGCTACTGGTGTCAAATAATCTGCTTCATCAAAAATAACGACCTTTCGTGTACCGCTGAATGATACACCAGATGCATAGTTTTTTACCGTCGTTCTTAGTGTTTCAATACCACGATCATCCGAAGAGTTTATTAGAATATAATCTAACCCAATCTCTTCGCACATGGCAATTGCAACTGTTGTTTTTCCAACACCCGATTTGCCAGATAGAAGAAGATTGGGCACATTCTTATCATCAACATATTTCTGAAATATATTCTTTATTCTATCGGGAAGAACACATTCAGAAATATTTTTAGGTCTGTATTTTTCAGTCCAAAGTAAATGATTAATCATTTAGAATATTCTCGTATGATTCCACGAAATCTTGATCGAATTGTTTTTCTTCAATGAAGTTAGCCTTGAAATAGACTTTAGACATTCTACGAAGTTGTTTTTTGTCTAAACCAAGTTCTTCTGAAAGATCATTGATGGACTCTTTTTGCCAATCTCGTTCTTTTGCGATTCGCGTTAGTGATCCATTGATCTCTATGATCATAGCTTTTACTCTCTTTTTCTCATCCGAAGATAAAGAAGAGAAACTCTTTTTCTTAGAGTTATGACCCATATTATTACTCATGACGATCTACCTCTTTCAGTTACAACAAGATACTTCTTTGTTTTTGATTCATTTTCAAACACTGCAAAAGCATCTCTCTTTGCAGTAACAGCATAAGAATCCATAATAATATTTTTGAGATTCTCTATCTTGCATACGATTTTAAAGTCATCGCACTTATAGCTAGAATCTATAATGATCCTAACACTGTCACTTCCACTTCCATCACCAGATTTCGAATCATTCATACCAACAAGTGATAAGACGGAATCTGCGACTTCAATAGTGATATATTCAAAGCCATTGATAGTTGAAATCTTTAGAATCTTGGCTAATAGCTTTTCATTTAGATTGAATGTGACATCAGGATCAGTCAAGACTAGTTCTTTAGTTGTAAGTTCTTGAACCAAGCCCTCTGCCGCATACTTATATGAAATAATGCATTCATCATCTTTAATTTCACAATAAGTATCGTGAAAGTCGATTTCTGGATTATTCAATAATTCAATGTTTCCAATAAACTTGTTTAGATCATATATTCTAAAAGACATCGGAAACTCATCTTCAAGCTTGAACTGTGCAAAAACAGTTTTATCTTCCTTTAGATTTTTTTGTACATTACCTTTTTTGATAAAAAGTCTTGGATTTAATTCAGCTAGACTTTTTAGATTTTTGATAGTAGATTCATTAAGCTTCATTATATACTCCATTCCATTAATTAAAAAACATATCATATATATTATCAGGACCTAAGAAAGTTTTCAACATAATTTTTATGTTTGCATGAAGTTCTTCGATTCCATTATTATTATCTAACACATAATCCATTTTTTGTCCTATCCATGCCCACTCGGAATAATGTGATGGAATAGATTGCTTCAAATTTTCGATATTCTCGGCAGTTAATCTAAATGGTCCATCAAGACGCGAATTGACATCTAAAGCTTTATCATACCATTCAGGATCAGATCCACGAACAACGCGAACTATAAAACCATTATTTCTTTTGATGTAATCAATCTCATTTGGAAATCGTACATCAGTTATAACAGCATTTTTTGTCGAATTGTTCAGTATTTTAGACTCTATCGAATATATCCATATATTTGGATGAATTTGATTTCTACCAATTTCAGTTCCAAGTAACTGCATCATCTTTCGAGGTGTGACATCGAATCCCAGTTTATCGGACCAGTAGTCGTCTTTTTTCTCACGAAATATTCTGGATTCATCAGTCTCACCTTGCAATAGATTTCTATCCCATGAAAAGATAGATGATATTGAATCTTTCAGTGAATCGGTAAATGAATATTTCTCAAATGAGAAAAAATCGTCACATAGAATCTGACCTACGGTATTTTTACCAGATCCAGCAAAACCACATATGCCCAGAATCATTAGAGTCGTCCAGTAAGTTGAGCGATCTTCTCCATATTACCACGGAAGTTATATGTACCAACATGGGTTGTCTTCATCCATGGACACAGCCAAACTTTACCACCAATAGCTCTCCAGTATTGACAGAACATATAATCTTCGGATAAATATCTATGAGAATCTGGATCAATGACAGTATCGAAATAAGCATGAATATATCTAGATCCATCAAAGTTAGCTTGTCCAGCATGATCTGGCTTGTATCTTAGATGTGGATATTCTTCTGCAAATTTTGTAAAGACTGCTCGTTTGACCAACATAAAACCTGTTCCGATTTCCATAACCTCTAGAGGCTCAGCCACTGAAAACTGTTTTGTACCGGGCACAGGATTGAATACATAATCACCGGTGAGCGTTTCAAGTTCAGCGGGATTGAAGTTTATTTGTGATGTAGCGATTGCTTTTTTAGCACCCTCAAAAACGTTTTTCCAGTTGATAGACTTCTTGGGATAGGGTGCGCCAATAATATCTTTATCCAGTGCTAATAGAGCAACAATATCATTGGGATCAAATTCAACGTCGGAGTCAATGAACAACAGATGAGTGTATCTGTCGGCTCTCAAAAACTCATCGACCAAATAGTTTCTAGCGCGAGTAATTAGTGATTCATTAAAAAGAAAAGAGAATCTAGTTTCTACGCCATAATGAGTCATCATCGATTGTAGATCAAGAATAGATTTGAAATACATTCCATGACCTTGCCCACCATACATTGGAGTGGCGATAAAAATTTTGTGCTTTTTTAATTCATCAGTGTTTATTGAAATTTGCATAATAATACTCCATTATAAAAAAAGAAACACTATAGTATATAGTGTTCCTTTAACAAACAAGGTGGTCCCGAGAATAACAAATATAAAAATTAAACTCGGGACCATCCCTTTATAGACTAGACTGCAAATCGATAGAACATCCGCGTGGTACCATCACTGGTCTTCCGCATGTTGCTATAGATTCGACGACCTTCATTGACACGAAGATCATAAACACGCTTATAAACAGATTCCAGCGGCGTATTCGCTAGCTGCGCCAACTTACGCGCAGTAACACCCGTCTTAGAATTCCGACGAAGGTGCTTGGCAACTCGACTCAATTGACTCATACTTTTTTACTCCTAGTTAGTTTACAACAA